TATACGCTAAAAAAAAGGGCGACTTTTGAGGGTCGCCCTTTTAAATCGTTGAGTAAACAACAATTACATTATGTTTGCCACTTGGACTCTTTGATAGTATCTGTTGCTGTTTGCAGCAGTTAAGCCGTCAGCAGTGATAGAATCTCCAGAACCAGCACCAGCAAAAGGGTTCGCAACTAGACCATATCTAGTTTTAAATCCGATTTTTGGTTGGAAACTGTCTTGTCCAACTGCTCTAACCATTTGTAAAGGTACGTATGGGCAGTAGAAAATACCAGCGTCATACGGTGAAGTTCCTTTATATCCAACTACATAGTAATGATCGTATGTAGCAGGTGAGTTAGCAGCATATGGGTCAACATATACTTTGTATCTTCCGTTAAGAACACCAGCAAAAGTATTACCAGTATCATCAACTTGAAGATTGTTGTTTAACGCAGGAGTGTAATCTAAAACACCAGCCATTTGTAATGCAGACGCAACGTCAGCAGAACAGATTACTAGGTTTCCTTTACCTCTACGAGTTCTTTGTGCGATTCTGTTAGCATCTCTTTCCAATTGGAAAAGTAAGCCTTTGAATCTTTCAACAGACCATCTACCGTTAGAGTCAGTATCTAAATCAAAGATACCAGCGTTAGTAACGTTAGTTGCAGCACCTTTTTCAGCGCCAACATAAATTGATCTTACAACTTCTCTATTGATCTCCGCAAGGATTTCAGCAGATAAGATGTTTGATAATTCTGTTTCAGCGTCTAAACCGTGTATTGCTTTAAGGTCTTGAGCTAATTCCATAGTGTACTCTGCTTTTAGTGCTCTTGATTTAGCAGTAACAGTTGATTTCTCAATTGAAAACGCCATTTCAGCAAAAGCATTACCACTAGCATTACCTAGTGATTCTGCAGCAGCAGTTGACATACCAGTACCAGAAGTATAAGTTCCAGCAGGTGAGTCGTTTAATACACCTGGGTTAGTTCCAGAATGTGCAGTTGTAGAGAATCCATCCACAGATGAACCAGCAGCGTTTCTGCCAGAAAAATCTGTATCAGCTTCGTCAAACAATGCCTCAGTTCCACCTTGAGTTGCATATCTTGCTCTCATAGCAAATATTAACCCAGTTGGGCCTGACATAGGTTGAACACCTGCGATATCGTAGGCGATCAAATTAGGCATTGATCTTCTAACTAATGAAATAAGGATAGGATTCCAATTTTGAATACTAGCACCAGTAGCGTTTGCAGGAGCGTCTATAGCTTCTGATAGAAACGCAGCATCTTCTTTCAATGCTCTTTCTTGGTTCTCTAATATTACTGAAGTGACCGCTCTTTTGTAAGAGTCCTGAATCTTTGGAAGATCAGGATGATCTAACACTGGCTGCCACTTATTTTGTATTTGTTCAGATAAAAACATTTTCTATCTCTCCTTTTTAGTTAATTAACTAAACCCTTATTTTTTAAAATAAGGATTACTTTTTGTTTTACTAATAGCAGCACTATAAGCAGCCATTGAACCTTGCAGTTCATTGTTATGTGCCACAGTATTAGATTCTTCACTCACCGCTTTCTTTCTTGGGAAATATGATTCTTTAATAGTTTCACATTTCTTTTTGAAATCAGCAGCGTCTTTATATTCAACATTTTCTGCTAAACCTTTAAACTTTTCTTTTTCGGTTTCAGCAAGATCAGAACCTACGTTTTGTAGAATTTCATCTCTTGTAAATTGACCTACTCTTTGATTAAGTTCAACGTTTTGTTCAATTGATTCATTAAGTTTATTTTTTAATGATTCAATTTCAGCAGCTTGTTCGTCAATCACATTGTATTTGTCCGCTGGGACATCAATGTAATGCGATTCGAATAGAGATTTAAGACCACCGATAAAATCTTCAGTAATCTCATTTCTCAAACCTTTTTCGATAGCAAGTTCGTTATCTTTCATCCACTCACTTACTACGTAATTTAGATAAGCGTCCACTTTTTCAACGATCTCTTCCTTAACAGAAGCAACTTGTTCGTTTACTTTAGTTTCATATTCGCTTTCTAATTTTTCAATTTCTTCTACTAATTTTGCTTTTACAGCAGATTCGAAAATAGTAGCAGCTTTTTGTTTAAATTCTTCAGATAGATTTTCGCCATCTGTAAGAGCTTTAACATCTTCTTTCATATCTAAATTTTTAACTTTATCTTCAGCAGATTCTTTTTTCACTTCTTTTTCATCTTCTTCTTCATCATTTTCTTTTACTTCTTTTTCATCTTCTTTTTCTGCTTGTTCTTTTACTGCTTTCTCATCTTCTTTTTCATCTTCTTCTTTTTTCTCATCATCTTCTTTTTCATCTTCAGCAGCTTCCTTCACATCTTCTTTATCTTGTTTCTTTTTAAGAGCGTCTAAAGCAGCTTGAGGCATTTCACCTTCTTTTACTTCTTCTTTTTCTTTTTCATCTTCGTGTGAAGATTCTTTTTTAGAACCGTAAGCTTCTTTTTTCACTTCTTTTTCATCTTCGTGTGAAGTTTCTTTAACTTCTTCTTTTTCTTTATCTTCTTCTTTTTCTTCTTTACTTACTGCTTTTGCTGTATCAGCCACGCCTGCACTTTTTTGTTGTGGATCTCCAGAAACTGGATTAATCCCTTGTGCAAAATCTACTTTTCCATCAGTTGGTGATGTAATAGCTTTAGACATTACTTGTTGGATAGTACCAGCAAGTGATTTAGCGGGTTCTGCAGCGACAGCATTTCTTTTTGGCAAATCAGCCACGTTGTTGTCAGCCATTTGTTTTTCTCCTATAAATGTTAAATTACTTGATTTTCTCCCAATTGGAGTGTCAAGTAATATTTATAAAATTACAGTTTTCTAAGGAATTGTTCGAATACTCTTGCTTGAATATTAGCAAGTTCATTTCGTTTCGCTTGTTCGACTTGTAACTTTAATTGGTTAATTTCTTGTTCCTTTAGAACACCATTGTCCCAAACCCATTCTTTACCTTCCATTATGCCTTCTACAAATGCTTGTGGGGCACTTGGATCTGCAACTATATCAGCTGCTGTTGCAAGGTAAAAATCATCTTTTACGTAATTTACGCCGCCTCTATTTGTCAATGTTCCCATACCTCTACTTGATACTCCGAGACTTGCGCCTTCATCTATAAGGTTCTTCACAATTTTTCCATAAGGTGTGTCTAACACTTTAGCTTCACCAATAAAGTCATTACCTTCAGGCCTTAGCGATTTTATCATATGTGATACTCTTTCTAGGTTAACGGTTGGACCGTCTGGATGTCCTAGTTCGCCAAATGCTCTGTTTTTGTCAATAAATTCACGGTTATATCTTAAAACTTCTCTCTCTAAAATATCTTTAGGGTAAACACGGCCGTTCTTATTTCTCATTTCGGCCTGCATAAAGATACCTTTGATCTTGTAATCTTTTTTACCGTTGGTTTCTTCAACGATATATTTTGCGTCTTTAATTTCTTCCGTGATTAGTTTCATTTATCTATCTCTTTTGATAACTATTTATACAACCAACTATCTAAACTCCACTATAATCGTGTAATTATCACCGTTTGCAAAGTTCTTTGTAGAGAACAAAACATCACCTGTAGGAGTAGTGGAATTGTTAGTTATTTCGTTACCTGCAGCTCTTAAATCCCAAGTTCCTTGACCTGATAGAAAACAAGCAGTAGCATTAGTTGCACCTTTCCATAGTATTTCTACGCCTGATTTAGGATTTGCTGTGTTTATAGACCAGTACAATTTTGCAATTTTTCTATTACCATCTTCGGTCATAAAAGTAGTTGCAGAAGCATCCACTTTTGTAACTAAAGTTTCTCCTGTACCGTCTGAAAAGTTTGTATATTTTGCGGTGTATTTTACACCACTTGTGTCTGCAATTGTTAAACTTGATACTGTATCAGCCATTTTTAAAACCTTTTTCTTTTCTAAATTCTGCTATAATATTATAAGAAGTTATACCACTATCCGATGATAATAAAATATCACCTGTTGGATTAGTTAAGGTAACTCCCGTATCACCTTGTTTAATTTTGGGTTCATCTTTCTTTAACCCATAGTTACCACGACCTGTAAAAGTAGTTGTAACTTGTTCATCTGTTTCAGCGTCAAAAAATAAAGTAATATTTCCTGTACCTAAAATTTCATAATATAGATGTGCAATCGACAAGTTAGGACTTGAAGTTGCATTTTTTATTTCAGAAGCGTCTAATAAAGTTTGTTTGATTTCACCACCTACACCTGACGCTTTTATAATAACTTTAAAGTTATCATCTGCTAATTTCGTAGTGATGATTGCCATAACATAAATTAACTTCTAGGTGAACCAACTGCTGTAGCGATACCTGCAGCCACAGTAATTTCATCTGTTGGTGCTTTTTCAATAATAATTGAATCACCAGCACTATGTAAATAAAGTTCTCCAAGAGTTACTGTTCCACCATCTTCTTTTACTGTAATCGTTTGAGCACCAGAAGTTGCTACCACCATAACAAATGGTGCAGCTCCGATATCATTCGCAGATGGATTAGTTACTTTAGTTCCTTTTGCAATAACGGTTGCCATTTTATCTCCTTAAAATTGTTAACGTTTCTTTATCAAAGTAGTCCATTAAGTCATCTACTTTAACATTATATTTTTTTGCAGCTGTATTAACATTCTTTTCAAAGTTAGAAATAATATCTCCTGTTTTATCAGCAGCTTGAAAAATCATATCTACAGCACTTTTCATTTTAGGCGATAGTTTATTATATTGTCTAGTGCGTTTGTAATCACTAGAGTCTGTAATCAATTCTTCTTTAAATTTATTGAGAAACTTCGCCACTTGATTCTCCTCCAGCAGCAACTTCAGCTGCGGCTATATCACCAATTGTAGCATTACCATCGGACATATTATTTCCTGTGAATATATTTGCTTCAGGAGCTTTTACTCCTACAACACCTGTAAACATTGATCGTGCTACATCTTGTTTGTGATTATCTAAAGCGGAAGATATCTTGTTAGACATAGCGTCATTAAATGCTTTTTTGGCATCCAAGTTATCTCCTTTTTCAAGTGAATTGACAAATTTATTTAAATTTTCTTTACTCATAATAATTATTTATACCTTTATTTTATTTTTTCCTGTGGGACTGTGCTGTCTTGCGTTTCTTGTCCTTGACTATCATTTCCTTGGTCAGGAGCAACACTTGTTCCTTGGGATTGTTGGTCTTCCAAATCAGCTTTAATTTGTTTATCAATTTGGATAATTTCTTGTTCATTTTGTCTTAAAACACTCTTTCTAATATATTCATTAGAAAAGTATTTCCCTATGTATGGTTCTAAATCTCTAGCAAGTGCAACTCTTTCTCTCATTATTTCAGCATTTTTTAATTCAGCAAAGAATCCATCTTGTAAGAAATTATAGTATATTTTTTGACCTATTTGGTCCCAATCTTCAGGTGTAATTACACCTTTTAATACTAATTGAGTTTTTAATAGATCGTGGAATAACATACAGAATTTTTTACGTAAACGACCAATGAATTTAGTAAATTTTAATTCATCTCTACTAATCTCAGCCGCTCTTCCGATGTTAAATCCAGTGCCACTTTCTAATCTACTGATAGGAACGTTAAGTGAACGATATAGTTTCTTTTGGAAATATTCTATATCTTGTATTTCACCCAAGTTCTGTCCACCAGGTAAAGTAGAAATTTCTGTTCCTCTCCCACCTTCTCTACGAGGTAACCAAAAGTCTTCCAACATTGACATATAATTTCTATCATCTCGTATCTCACCTGTACTTGCGTCATACACAAGTTTGTTTCTGTATCGTGCCATCACATCTCTTAAATATTGTTCGGCCTTTACTTTAGGTAAGTTACCTACGTCAATGTAAAATATTCTTCTTTCAGGTGCTCTTGCGATACGATAAATCACAACAGCGTCCTCAATCATTCTTAATTGATTGACTGGTTTAATTGCTTTATGTAAGTAAGATAAAACTAAATTAGTTTGTTGATCTATCAAACCAGAAGGACAAAATGCAATAGCGTCTGTTGCAATTTGAATACCACCTGGTGTTGCTTGTGGAGCAGTAGGTTGTATTCCCATTTCATTGAAAATATAGTATTCAGTATATTTTGTTGCCAATGCAAATGAACCTGGTATGATTGGTGCGCCGTGGCCACCTTTTCTTACTTCTCTTATTTTTTTGATCTTACGTGGATCAATATATCTTATTTCTGTAATTCCTTTTCGTGGTGCGTCTTTATCTATAATCTTATGAAAGAATAAACGACCATCTACATACC